CGGCGCGAATGTATGAGCCTTCGCTGTCTGTCTATCCGTAGGCTGACCAGCATCGGTAATAACTTTAGCGGTGTATGCGTGTACATCAAATCCAGTAGATACTTCTTCAATTGCAACTCCATCCTGTGATAAAAACGCAGCAGCCCTAAACTCTAGCTGTGCAAAGTCTGCTTCCATAATTTTGCCACCTTCCCACCGTGATATGAACACTTTTTTGACAGGGAATGTGCCACCTCTTGGCATGTTCTGCATATTAGGATCAGCCCCACTAAACCTGCCAGTAGCAGTGCGGTGCTGTAACAAGCGAACATGCAACTTGCCATCCTTCTTAGTATAATTTTCTATGCCATCGACAAAGGATGACAGGTAAGTGTCTAATGCACTAAGACGCTTTACCTTATGTAAAAAACTTGTAGCATCTTCCATGCCACGTTGTCTAGCAAAACTTTCTAGTATTTCTAAGTTTGTTTTACTTGTAGTAAATCCATGTGCGCTTACCCACTTTGCATCAGGCGCAGAAAACTTAAGACCTGCCAACTCTTTTGTATTAATAAACAAAAAACCTACGCCACCACACTGTTGACACTTAGATGGCTTTGACCAATTACTACCGTCCACTTTCTTTTTATAATAAGAACCACGACCATAACAGTTAGGGCATTGCTTGGCCCTTGTTTTGTAGACAGGCTCTGAATGCATCGACACCACTTCTTTATATGCTGTTTTGCTCATGTACTTGTCAAAGTTGTTTTGCCACATGGCTTTGTCTATTGGTTTTCTGCTGTATATGACTTGAGACAATTGCTCTGGACTGTTTAGATTAATAGGTGTGTCTCCCATTATGTCCGTAACCTGACGTTGTAGACTGTCAATAAGTTGACACTTTTCTTGTTCAAACTCTTGACGCACACTATCTAGCGCAGTTAAGTCTACCTTAAATCCCCGTTGATATATGCGAGATAAACATACTGCAACTTTGTTTGTCAGTATGACTGTTTCCATAAGACCTGAATCCTGTGGTGTATTAAGACGGTAATACAACTTATCAGATAACTGCTGGGTAGCGATAAGGTCTGCAGATAAATATTCACACAACTCATCATATGGAATTTGTTTTGTAGTATAACCTTTTCTAAAATACTCTTTTAGTGTGTCTTGTTTTTTTGTATCTAAATCATAACGATTAGCACACATCTCAAGAGACAGCGGTTCTTTTTGACCACGTTGTAAAACGTATTCTACAAGCATTGTGTCAAAAACAGGGCCATCATATTTAAACCCTGACTCCCATAACCAGAGCAAGTCATGTGCGGCATTGTGCATGATTAAGATAGTAGCTTTGTCTAAATAATCTTGCACCATCTCACGCCCAAATAAGTCTGGCTTAGTTTCATCGTGATCAAATGTAACAATCAACTTCTGTTGTTTGTCTGTTAGCATACCCACCATAGTCAATGAGTTTTCTGGCTCAAAAGGATCAAGATGTAACTTACCATTACGCTCTACTGTAGTATTTTCAACATCAAGAGTCAGCTTCATTTTGTTGTTCCCTCCACTCATTCCAAGATGTTAACTCGTCTATTCTAGCACAATGCGCTAGTCTTCTAAATTGATTTTTAGAGCCTCGTGTTAGAGGACGATTGTGCAAGTCATCTGCTGATATAACGCCTTTTATATCACACGTGGCAGTATATTTGTCAATAGACACCACAACAAAGACATATGCGTCTACATTAGTGTTCACAACATCCGTCCATAACTCTCCTGATTTATGATGTGTAGATTTTACATCCAAGTTTAGACCATTAAATACTACATCACCTTTGTCTTTTCCTGCTTTTTTAGCATTCATTACAGGAGATATAACTTGAGATGGGAACGTATTAGTAACTTTGCACACTGCCCATTCAGATAACATGCCATGTATGTCATCTTGATATTTACTAAACTTCATCCCTATTTGATTAAGTTCTGATCCTCTGTTTCTTGCTCTATCAAATCTGCCTTGGGCTAATTGATTGCAAAAAGACACTTCTTCCTGTGTTAACTCTATAATCATGCTGTATACCTCCCTGTGCGATAATCTAACTCACATGTAACAACACCATGCCAGCCAGACAACTTGTTTTTAACCACGTTAATGTGACGTTGTAAATCCTCCACATTAGGATCATCCTCTTGTTTCATCGGATTCTTAGCAATCAAAAGCATGAGGTCTGCCTCTGCCGCTTTACCTGTTCTGCTTCCCTCCATCATACTTTGATTAAGTAATACCTTACCCTCTGCCTCTGCAGATAACTGTGACATATAAAACATAGCACAGTTATATTGTTTAGCAATCATACGAGCATGAATGGCATTAGCCTTTAGAGCCTCGTCTGGACGAGCAAAGCCAACAGACTTAGCAAACTTATCTCCCATGTCTAGAAGCACCACATCAGGCTTGTAAGTCTTGCAAACAGACTCTACCCACGCCATGTCACGTCCTGTCGCATCTTTAATCTTAATACGTTTATTTACAGGAGCGTATAAGTCACGTGCTTTTGCTGGGTTGTTTTTTATCTGCCGCATGGTCATGCCAGTTGCAGCAGTCAAGTAACGTGCGCCAACACGATGACTACCCTCTTCATTACATAAAATGATGCAATTAGCACCTTGTGCCGCTAAACCTTGTGGAGAAGCGATAAGGCTGGCATGAAATGATGTTTTGCCTGTATTTGGCCTTGCACCAATTTCAATCAGATGACCAGCGTTAATACCCTCAACCTGACGACCCAATGTGGGTATGTTAAATGTCCAACGTGCCTCTAGGTCATTCTTAGCAAGTAGTGTGTCAATATCTATATCATCCCACTCCACATTTAAATCAGGGAGAAAGTTATCATTATACTGCTCAAGCAGTGTACGCAATGATTCTAAACTACCTTGTGTTCCATTTACGTACTCAAAACCTAACTCTGCAATGTCTGTGCCTACGACAGACTGAAACAGCTTAGACAACACCTCTTGTGCCACATCACTGCCAAGCGGATGTTCTTTTTTTATCTGACTAAACAGATGCTGGAATGACTGCCTTTGTGCTGTGGTCATTGTGGGATTGTCTGACAAAAACAATGCTTCTATTTCCTCTGGCACTACAGAACGACCATACCTGTCCATAGCGTTGTCTATGGCTTTCTTAATTTTACGGTTGTCTGTGCCAAACAGACGATCAGGACACTTAGCCCCACGATGATTGTCGTAGAACTCCTTATCCATTAAACTCCTAAGTAATGCTAACTCCATATTATTCTCCTTTGTCGGTTTGAAAACATAATAATTTATCTATGTCTTGTTGGCATTTATATTTTATATCATCTGTAAGACGTAGCACCTTAACATTTCTTACATAACCTCTTAACTCTTTTGCAAACTGTAATGTCTTTGGTATAGCATCGGGGTCTAAAGCTACTACCGCTGTTGAGAACTGCGCAAGATACCTTTTATGCGATTCTTGTAGAGATGTACCAAGTATCGCAACCCCGACAAAGTTACCGTAATTACCAACAACGGCTGCACTCACACAGTCCTCAACAACTACTGCTACATTACCAGAACCAGAAACATAAGGCAAGCTATTTTTTCCATATCTTTTCCATTTAGGAAATCTGTTACCTAATGATCGTCCAGTAGCGTCAACTATTACATTATCATGTATAACGGGGAAGACCACTCTATGCTCTTTTACGTCATACATTAAACCAAGTTCATCGGGGTCAATCCCCCACTCAGCACACCATGTAATTAACTTTCTTTCATTACGATGTGCAATTATATAAGGTGGCATTACAAATGGATCGTCACTCTCTTCTTCACATCCTTTAGTTTGCAATCTTTTTATATCAGATACAGTAAGATTACTTTTCATTGATCCACTAATATCACAAGATACCTTGTAACAATTCCACAAAATAGAACCCATATTATTGGTTATGGTAAATGTCTTCTCCTTTTTATTCTTACCACAGTTAGGACAAACCATTCTTCTTGTTTCACCATTAGGAATGTCTAAATTATATATAAAACTTAATATATTCATTATACTAACCTATTATATATATTATAGTATATATACCCTTGGGCAATGACAATGTTTTTATAACATATATTTTTCATGCGGTCAAACCTTTTCTTGCTTTCAATGCTAAATCGGCACTGTTAAATGTATTCTTCATATAAGGCTTTACACTCTGTGGGTTTGAATGTCCTGTAACCGACATAATATTGCCCATAGAAACCCCTGCATCTACCATTTCAGTTGTGCCTGTCCTACGTAAGTCAGATAGCCTTAGTTGCTCTGGTAAATTTGCTTCACGCATTATACGTCTAGCTACTTTAGGTAATCTGTGCATAGTATACGGACTGTAAACACCCCTGATCGGCTGTGTCATTGGGGCAATGTATTGTTGAAAGCCAAAGTCCTCATGCTGTTGCTCTAACATTTCACACAATTCTTCTGAAATTGGCAAAAATACCTCTGCTTTTCTCTTAGATTGTTTTATATGAACACGTTTGAGCGTAAAATCCAGTGAATCCCAAGTCAATAATCTCATGTCACCCAATCTCTGACACCATTCATATGCCATCTGTGCAATGAGACCCACGTTACGTGTGCTAAATTGACCGTAGGCCGTCTCTAGGAACTGTTGTACCTGCTCCCTACTCCAGACAACCTTACGGACGCTCACAGAGCGTTTTTTGACCGATAAAAAGGGGTTTACCAGCACCATCTCCATGTGTAATCCATGATTGAATAATATTCTTGTTGCGGATATAACATGATTAGCTAACTGCACTCCCCTTTCACACCATTGATTATATGACAGCTTTGCCATTCGGGACGATACTTTATCACAGTACCTCTC